GTGCATTTCTTTTCTACCAACTGTCCTTCACCAATTATCTCCATAGGGCTGTGAATCATAGTGTCAAACTTGTTTTCTAGTCTTGAGATAATCCTACCCTCACCTTCCCAGAATGTATCCCCTATATTATGGTAAAGGCGGGCTATTACAATATCAGGTTCAACAAACAACCAGTAGGCGGAGGCTTCTAATTTCCACTTGGCAAACTTATACTTTAACTCATCAAAGTTATTCGCTAATAGTAGTTCAAACCTCCATTTAAGGAAGCCACCTATCTGAGTCTCACCTTTGAATAGCCCTCCTAAGATACCTTCCATGTTATGCAGTTGGGACGGTTAGCGTTCCTGAACCCTGAAAATCATAGGATAAGGTTACAACGCCATCAACAGAACCAGCACCATGAAGCCCTGTGATTAACGCAGTCCCAGTATAGGCTTGGGTAGTAGTAGCACTTTCCCGAAGATGGAGTACATATTCAGTCCCAGGAGTTAGCCCAGGCGCACCATCCTTAAAACCTTCAAATGAGCCTGACCAACCCGATAACCCAGCGATATAGGTTTTCAACCCGCTATCCCCAAAGTCTGTAGTCTCTAGGGCATCTGAGGTATAGTCTACATTCCATGACTTCATACCTGCTACTATCACCACTCCAGTAGCAGTCCCCCCCGCTGTAGTGGAATAAACACTACCTGATTTACCTGCTAAATGAGCCATATTATTACCTCCAATATTTTATGCAGTAGGTACAGTTAGAGTAGTTGTGCCGGTGAAGTCGTATGCAATTCCAGCAACACCATCAACTGACACCGTTTCATGCGACCCAGTTAGAATTGCCTGCCCCGTATATACTTGAGTAGAGTCAGTAGATTCCTTAAGGATAAGTGCTATTTCTGCTCCGATTGCAGTAGGCGCACCATCCTTGAATCCTTCATAACTTCCACTCCAACCGCTTAATCCTGCAATGTAAGTCTTTTTGCCACTGTCTGCAAAATCTGTAGTTTCTAAGGCGTCAACTGTATAGTCTATTGTCCACGACTTGATACCGTCTACAGTCGAGCCTGCTACTGAAACCTCTCCTGCTTTACCTGATATTGCCATCTTTTACCTCCGTTTTTTCCATCCAAGGATATTCAAAATGTTCTGGGTCTGCCCAACACATAAAATGCTTATGTCCAATTAAGTCTTTTTGTTCATGCCCACAAAGGACACCAGGGTCAGCATATATTTTAAACCCTTTCTCTTGTGCCTTACGACAGAAATCAAAGTCCTCACCTATATGAAAATCCTTTGCGCAAACAAACCAGGGGTCACCTATTGCCTCAAATACCCTACGATGTATTAATAAACACCCGCCACCGACACCATCACATTCAATTAAATCTTCCCTACGTGCAGGGAGGATTGTGGCAGGTGGGGCTGTCTTTAATTCATCTTTGTATCTTTCAAGATAAGACGCTATTTCTTTAGCTTTTGAGATATATAAATGCTGTTCGCCTTGCCAGACATATTTATAAACGTGGGGGATTGGTTCGCCAGGACTCTTGAAATATATCCCGGACACTATTGGTAAATCCCATGACAATAAACGGTTAAGAGTATCAGGATGAAAAGTCTGGTCGGAGTCCATGAAGAATAACCAGTCTTTTTCTAAACATCTGACAATCTGGTTACGAGCCATCCCTACATCTACATCTTTTATCTTGGTTAGTTTAGTCCCTAAAGGTTTCTTTAACCCTAGAAAACTGTAGAAGATATTATCTTTTAAATCACCACAGACAGGGATACCTATTTGAATACCTTGACTTTCAGCACTCTTGACTAAATCTTTATTATCCCTTAGACTAAGCCCTGCATCCTTTGCCATCTTAATAAAGTATTCTGAATGGTCAAAGTGCATAGGGAATATATCCTGCTGTTTGAAATTAGAACGGTGATATAAGAATCCACCATCTTTAAGTACGGCAGCAATCTCTTTAAGTAATTTAGGCAGAGCATCTTTGTGTATATGCTCAAAGAAGTCTATACCAACCACCATGTCAAAGTCTTTTAATCCTGTAAGGTCTTTGACTATCGGGATATTGAATCCCCTATCCTGAAATCTCTGTTGAGCAAAGGAACTTAGTTTATCTGATATATCACAATATGTCGTTTGGTTACCTGCATATTGTAATGCTATACAAAGCGACCCTATCCCTGCCCCAAGTTCTAATATATTCTTATTATGATAGAAAAATAACGGCGATACCCGTTTGTTAAACTCATCCCCATAATTCCAGGGTATCAATTCATAAAGGTAATGGTCTGCATCCTTATAAAACTTTTCTACTTCTTCTTTAGTTTCAGGTTCTTCTTTATTCCACCGCTCAGCAGCAACCCCTACATTATAACTTTCTACCCTTTGCTTGGCTTCTTGAAATGTGATACCTAGAAAACGTGATAACTCTTGGATAACCTGATTAAGCAATTCATTCTCCTATTTGTGTTTTATCGTATCTATGGCGCACTACAATCAAAATCTAGGCGTTTAATCGGATGGGTTGGTATGATTCTATGTCTTATCCAACCAGACCCTATATCTTAGACTGACCATGTAGATATTTGTTTCACTATCCCATGTTGGCGAAGAGATAAATTCTCTTAGGCATTTCATTGAAGTATATCCTGTTACCGTAATTGTCTTATCGTCCAAACTGTCCATAACTTCATCGGCTATTTCTGCCAGGTCGGCGGTAGATTTATCACTAAAGGCATTTACCCAAAAGGTTAAATTCTCTATTGCCTCAAAGTCTGCAAATGTCCCGATAGGTGATTCAGTGAGTAAACCGAAGGTGCAATAAGGAACTGTGTCTGCTTGCTTCGCCTTCACTTGGTATGTCTTAGAATCGTAAGTTGTCCATGTAACTGTGTTATCAACTTTAGTAGTCCCGTTAGTTGTCGGCCATGTAGGTTCGGTAGTAGCATGAGAAGTTCCTGCTACTGTGCATAAATAAGAGTGTGAGTTATAGGTTGTTTTCTTTACCACGTCTCCAACCGCATAGACAGTATTAGCTGTCCATGTTTCAGGCCAGAGCTTTAAGAGATTATAGAAACCCGTGTTCACGGCTGAAACGAAAGCCATTAGTCTATCTCCAACAAAGTTAATTCAAGATGGTGATTGCTATTAGACGGATTCACGATTCCTTTAATCTGAAAGTATCGGGTAGAGTCCGAGTTTCTAATCCTGTCATCTTCTGTTAGGCTAGAAGCATAATCACAAAACAAACGATGCGAAGCATACGTTGTGAGTTTATCAGCACTCATTCTTTCGGCTACAGGTAAACTTGAAAGCCTACCCCTGAAAGCTGTGCCGTCTGCCCATGTTTGAGTAACTCCGCCTTGCCCATCGTCTACAGATGTAAATGTTTGGGGATAGAATGTCTCGATTAACAATCCACTACTAATTGGCATTTGACATTATCCTTTTTGTGTGTTATACTAATATTAGTAATAAATAATGGAGGTAGAAATGAAAATCAATTTAGCAGGAGTAGAAACAGAGTTTAGTGACATCTCTAGTGAATCTTATCGTACCTATGTATTCCCCAAGCAAGAAACAGTAACTATTGAATCACCTCATTGGTTATATGTTTCTAAAAGTGGTGGACACAGAATAATTGATGACAATGGATTTTCTCATTATATTCCCTCTACTTGGATTCATTTATTCTGGCAAGTGAAATTAGGTGAGCCTAGCTTTGTAAAATAATGCTTCTACAAGGACATTGGATTCCAGTTAAAGATAATGATGCCAGAGCTAGAGCATTATATAAAAGGCATTATTCATATCGTAAGCGACTTTATACAGATAATACTGTAAATGCTCAAAAGTTTTGTGGTGTTGGTGAGCATATGGTATTGCTTACTGAAGATTGTAAGGCTCTTTTTGTTTGGCGTAAAGAAAAGTATAGACGAGATAATCAAACTGGTATAAACTGTTCTATCTTTAGGAATGAATCCAATATCTTATCTTCTACTTTAATAAAAGAAGCTGTAGAATTAGCTTGGCAACGTTGGCAGGGTGAAAGGCTTTTCACTTTTATCAATCCAACTAAAATTAAATCTACCAATGCGGGTTATTGCTTTCTACAAGCTGGATGGACTAAAATACCTGATAAAAGTTCAAGGGGCTTAGTTATATTAGAGTTGTTACCCCATAAAGATTAATTGATTATCTCTTAATGATTGCTCTAATATCTTAATCCGCTTCTCTAGGTCAACAATTCGTTTCTTATAATGTTTACCCATGCCACGTTCGCCATGTTCTTTAGCAGGTAAACCAAGTAGATTTTCTATTCGGTTATCATCTTTAATACCATTAAGATGATGTATATTCCATCCCTTTGGCATTTTCTGATTATGGGCAAGTTCCCAAATTAGGATATGTTCTCTTATGTATGTTCTATGATTGCGTTCAAAGGGATAGTCTTTAGGGTAGATAACATCCACATAACCATCTTTACAATGTTTTCTCCCACCCTTCCAATGTGGATTTTGTGCGCCTCTAGCACGAGTAGCGTTTAATACCCCTTTTTCTTTTGCGAATTGATACGCTTCATTCCTATCTCTAATAGGTATATTAAATCTTTTAAGGTTGCGATGTATAATTGACTTGTGAACATTTAATATCTTACTAACTTCTCTTAAAGAGTATCCCTTCCCACAATACAAGTCTCTTAATACGCTGGCATCTAAATCTATTCGCTTTGACATTCTGCCCTCCTACTTATATTATACCACATTCTAGGAAGGCAGGGTACTAATTAGTTGTGACCGTCATCGGTTTCTGTTAATACTTGCGGATAAAAGGTTTCTATAAGAAGTCCTGAACTTATCCCCATTAGAAACGCATCCTTTTGTAATTTCGGATAGATTCTAATATAGATTCAACCATACTCTTGCCCAGTGAAGTCCCTGCTATTGTGTAGGAGTAATCCCCTATCCGCTCGCTCTGTAAACCTTGTTTGCTTCTATTCTGATAAAGGGCCACGCTTAAATCTATACACGCCTGTCTTATGTCTGAAGGGTATTGATAGATGTAAATAGTAGCACCTGAAGAATGGGTGGCTTCAGTCGTTCCATTTACACCTGGTTCTACTGTTAAAGTTGTGCTTGAAATTGAGTAGATATAATATTGCTCAGAACCTATCAAGATTAGTTGCCCAGCACTTAAATTGGTTACGGCGGTAACATCTATCGCACTTTCACCCGCAGACAAGTCCTCGGTGATTGTAGTGTCGCTCACATAGGGTGTAGCCGAGATACCGTCTCCATATCCCCAAACTCCGGCTATCTGTAATCCTTTTTGAACACCACTAGCGAATGAGCCATAATCCCCTAAACTAGAGTTAATAACTAACTCGGTTTTTGGATAAGTGTTTAGTCTATCTTCTAACCCTGCGCCGTATAAAATATAATCATCAGTAGTAAGAGTGTTCTCGTATGTTCCATCTCCATCTTCGTCTGTCTTTAAAGTCGTAACTGAGAGTAAATCAGGAAGCCAAAGAGAGTAATCACCATCAAAATACTTGGTGGCTGTTTGGGTTACGAACGTTCTATTTGTGTACGAATCAATAGACCTACTGGACGCTTCCAGAATCTTACGCATTACTGTATCGTCTGTAGTGCTAGAGATACCAAGCAACCCCTTTAAATCAGCGATTGAGGCGTATGCACCAAACATTATTTATATATCCTCCCGCATATCGGGCAACTTCTTTCCCCTTTAGAGTTTACATCAAGAGGCCAATAGTCATAAGGGCATTGATTATTAGCTAAATCCTCATCTTCTGTAAGAGATTCTTCTCGTTCTTTATTCTCTTTTAAGATGTTTTGTAACTGTTCAAAACTCATTACTTGCCACCTTTAAGCCAATATTCAGCGTCAGCTTGCATAACTAAACCTTCAATGCGTGTTAAGACAATCCTCAGAATATGCCAGAATGATAACCCGCTCCGGTGCGCTTTTGATATTAGAAAATCAAGTTCTGACTCAAACAGGTCTATCAGTTCTGGATTATCCATGTAAGCCTCGGTCAAAGAGTATCCAATACAACCAAGTCGTTACGAAGCCGAGAACTAAGCTGAGGCAGAGACAAATGCTGAATAAAAGCCATTTCTCTGCGCCTAGGAGAACGCCCGTTATGAGAGCGGTGCAATATTCTATCTGTAATAGTGTTGCGTATAGGACTCGGAGGTTTATCAGTCTCATCCATACTATTCCTCTCGATAGTTAAAAACGAAGTAACCGTTAGTCGTAATATCTGCTGAAGTCCTGATTGAAACAACTGTATTCACTGCCCCCAATGGCCCATCATCCCCAAATTCAAAGTGGTCAGTAACTACTGAATCGGTATCAAGATTAGCCATACAAATAGCGTTAGCAGGAGTGGATGTTATATTAGCCCCAGTTCCAAAATAGACTTCAAAGATAGCTGCCGTTGAACTAGCCGTTGCCATACTAACAGACTTGATTCTTACCCTCTTGAATACTGAAGATGGCGTTATCGCTGTAGCTTTGGTGGTAGAAGTTCCAGAAGTAGCTACATATAAAGTCTTAGTCGGGCCACCAATGGTTTCACCATCAGTAGGGTATAGAGGAATATAAACGCC